TTGTTGCGGCTATGCAGAATCTTGGCGTTGATCCGGGAACTACTATTGCGCGTCCGTTGACAACTCAGCAGCTTCGAGTGAAAGCTATCGCGGATCGTTTTCAAGTTTTGAAGACGCTGTCGATTCAGAATGTTCGCGTTGGGGATATTGTGTCTTCTCCGGCTGGTGGGTCTTTTCAGGTTATTGAGGTCAGTCGTCGGTCTGATCGTCCCGGTCAACTTAAAACTGTTAGTGTAAACGTTGACACTCTTGAGCCTGTGACAGCGTACTTTAAGACGGAAGCATCTGGGTTGGATCGGGCTCCTGCGGTGTTTAACGTGAAGAGAATTAAGGACAACTTTGCGGATTGGTATGGACTTGAGACTCCTACTAGAATTAATGCTTTGAACTTTGATGAGCCTGATCCGGATGAGACGGATGCTGAGTGGTTTGGGGGGTATGCAGAAAAAGCTCAAGCTTTGGAGGCGGCTCTCAATGAAGGTTGGGACGTGAAGGCCAACATTAACAGGGGTGCACAGAACGGTGGCGTGCAGTTTGTAAAGCCTGCTGCTGACTATTCTGATCCTGAGTTCCCTGACCCTGAGGTTGGTGCTGTGTTTGTAAAGTATGCCGCAGATAAGGACACGCGGGATGCTGAATATTTGGGCGGTGCAATGTTGGCTGCTATGGGCATGGAGGGGTTGACTGTTGGGTTGCGTGATGATGAGTCTATTGTTGTGATGAACCGCATCAACGGTGTTGCACCGCGAGAGTGGATTCGGGCAAACGGCATGCTGGGCGCAGAGGACGCAGAGTTGCTCGATGAGTTGGTTTCCAGCGGCTTTTCTAAGAATGTTCGTGCAATTGGCTTGTTTGATTTGCTTGCAGGTAATGGTGATAGGCATCGTGGTAACTGGATGATCAAAGAAGACGGTCAGCCTGTAGCTATTGATAACGGTTTGGCGAACAACGCAGGTATGGGCATAGTCTCTCTTAGCCCGTTTGGTAAGATAGCATTCCCAATGGTTAGAGGGAATCTTGTCAAGGATAAGGCTTTGTATACGGAGGCTGAACTTATTGGCGTGCGTCAGCGTCTTGCTGCTTTGGAGGACACGTTTGCTGCGATGAACCGTAGTGATTGGTATAGAGGTATTATGCGGAATATGGAAAGTATGATTGGGCGGTACTTGTGATAATTGATGTAGCTACTCCGGCAGTGTTGATGTCTGACGCGGAGCCGGGACTTGCAGATGTTGTGGTTGAATATTCGGTTACTCGTTCTAAGGTTTTGAATCTCACTATGGGGGACGATTCTGTTCAAGTTTTTACTATTGACAGGGGATCAAAGGTTGACCTTCCTGGTAGAATTATATTTAGTTCAGATAATGTCCTCTATAAGCTCAGGTCTTTTCGTGAGGAGGATGGTTTTCATCTGTCCAAATACTCTATCCTTCTCCCTATTTCAGTTCTTGAAGGTTTGACTAAAAACAAGAAAGGAACTTTCGTGGAGAACGAAACTCTGATCGCATATGTGGTTGACGGTTCGCCTTTTATTGCGGCTCTTGTTTATCGGAACGCCGGGGCGGGCTCGTACCTGCGTGTCAGTGGTGAGTGGATGTCGCTTTCGTCTGCTTCTGAGGATCTTGACGGTTTGTCGTCTATCGAAATTGATCCTGCTACGGCTGAAGATTTTATTGAATTGTATGACAACAACTACGTGTCTATTGAGGACATTGGCGAGTACGAACTAGAGAGCCCTGAGAGTTAATATGTCAGAATTTGTCGGCCAAAACGGTGACTTGTTACTGTTTACGGGCGAAACACAGGGCGTTGTTATCGACAACTCTTTAGGGGTTGTTGTGCGTTCTGGTGATATTGCTGCTTTGACTGCTAGCGGTGGTTGGAGTGAGGGTGTTTTTACTGAGTTGGATGCTAGTTTAGCTTCTGAGTCTTTGGGTGCTTTGGAGCGTAAGGTTGAGTTTGTTCAGGACACTGAACGGCGAATGTATACGATTCCTCGTGGGGCGCAGGTTGAGGCTAAGAAAGCTTTGGCATGGCGCAAAGAGTTTAAGCGTGGTGGAACGCCTGTAGGGTTGGGCAGTGCTCGAAAGCTGGCAAAGGGCGGTCAGATTAGTCTTGACAAGGTTCGCCATATTGCTAAGTATTTTCCGCGTCATGAGGTGGATAAGCAGGCTTCTGGTTATACTCCTGGTGATGAGGGGTTTCCGTCGAATGGTCGTATTGCTTGGGCTCTTTGGGGCGGGGATGCCGCTCAGCGTTGGGCGAGTGCGATTGTTGAACGTGAGAATAAGAAAGTTGCAACTACTGCGTCTGCAGTAACTGATGCGGCGCTTGACACCGATGAGCCTTTTTATGGTCCGGAGTTTATTGCTCGCGTTCGTTTAGAGGGCGGCGGCATTGACCGTTTGTATAAAATTGATTTTGACAATCGGGTTTATGTGTGGGACGGGTCTGGTTGGGATGATATGTCTGTGGAGGATGCAGACATTTGGACGTACGATGATGAGCTTGACGATGAGCTTGTCGATGTGACGCATGTGCCTGTCGATCCTGATTCTGCTGTTCAGATTTCTGCAAAGCTTTCTGTGAACCCTTTTGATGTTGTCAGCATTGAAGACCTCAACACTGATGAGGCTTTGTTGTATATTCAGGCTGAGCAGGACGAGTTGTTGCAAGAGGTTCTTGTTGCTGCTGGTGGTACGCCTGGGGATGGTATTTATTCTGAGGAGGAGCGTTCGGAGAATGCTTCTAAGCAGGTTCGTGACGGCTCGGGGAAGTTTGCTAAGTCGGGTACGCGTGTGATGGTTGGTGACAATCCTGCCGCTATTGGTACGATTACGCGTGTTACTCCGAGTGATCTCAGTGTTGAGGTTACGTTGGAGAGTGGCCGAACGGTTAAGGTTCCGGGCAACACGACGAAGGCGGCTCCTGCTGCTTCTGCTATTCCGGTTGGTTCGCCTATTGAGGTGCCTCGCGTTGACTTGACTGGTATTTTGGGTGAGCCTCGTACGCCTATTGGTCGTAGTGTTGCTCAGATCCCGGGCACGTTGCCTGCGATGACGCGAGACGATTTGCATTCTGTTATTAATGATTGGCCTGCTTGGGTTAAGTCTCAGCGAGATCAGTTCATTCCGGCGGGGTCTTCGGCTCCTGTCTCTGTTCAGGGCCGCAACAGTCTTAATAAGGGGCGGGGCGGCGCTGAGGCTGAGCGGGTTGCTGGTAAGAAGCTTACGGTGGATGCGTATGACCATCCTTTGCTTAAGGACTGGTTAAACCGTACGGACAGTTCGTCGTACCCTAATCGTATGTGGTACAACCCGATTACGTCGTCGGGGCAGAAGGAGAAGACGGTTACGCCGACTACTTCTGATGTTCAGCCTATTTATATGGCGGAGATTGATTCTGACGATCCTCGCGCTGTTTTGGAGCTTATTGCTTTGGTTCCTGCGTCTACGCAGTCGAATGCTCCGATGACGTATGTTCGTCGGGACGGTAAGTGGATTAGGGATGCACAGGTTCTCAACAATTTAAACTCTGCCACACCACCTCCGGTTGTTCCGTTGGATTCGGAAACGTTGAATGATGTTTTGGCTCAGGTGGACAACGTTATTACTGCTTCTGTTCAGCCGATAGATCATGAGCTTGTTGTTTTGTGGGGTAACCCTTTGACGGCTGCTGGCGGCGCGGATCGTAATCGTGGTGGCGCTGAAAGGCTGCGCCGTTATTGGTTGTATGGTGCGGGTGCTGGAAAAATCCGTTGGGGTACGGGCGGCGATTGGACGCGTTGCGTTCGATACTTGTCTAAGTACATGGGTACGCGGGCTAAGGGCTACTGTGCTCTTCGGCATAAGGAAATTACGGGACAGTGGACAGGTGATGCTCGTCAACGTCAAATCTTTGGTCGCCGTGGCGGGGCTAACGTGTTTAGTTCTGACCTTTTGCTTTCTACCGATCAGATGATTTCGCAGGCGGGTTTGCGTGCGGCGGCTGCTGAAGCGCGCGAGCGTATGTTTGGTGTTGTTGCGGCTGCGGGTGCTCCGGAGCATGGTGCGCGGTTCCGCATTCCAGTTGTCATCCCTGAGGGTGTAGAGTCCGGCGATGGTCGCATGATTGAGAAGGGTGTCTTGCTGTTGCGCGAGTTGCCGCTTCCGCTTTTGTGGCAGCTTAGGACGGCTGACGGACACAACGGATCAGTTGTTGTGGGCCGTATTGACTTTATGGAACGCACTGAAGACGGCATGGGTAATGCTGTTGGAGTGTTTGATACTGGTGTGTTTGGCACTGAGGCTGAGCGTCTTGTTCGTAATGGTTTCCTGCGTGGTGTTTCTGCAGATATGGACCGTTTTGAAGCTGAGTCTGTACCTATTGAGTTTGATGACGAGTCTGACGATGATGGTAAGACCATTAAGAAAGAAAAAATTGTCATCAATAAGGCTCGCATTATGGCGGTTACAATTGTATCAAAGCCTTCTTTCCAAGAATGCCTAATTTTTATTGATGAGCCCGAAACTTTCGAGGAGGACAGTATGATTCCGGATGGAATTTACATGGATGAGTTGGACCCGCTTGATGCGATGGCTCTTGTCGCGTGCGGTTATGTTGCCAGTTCTATTCCTGTAACGCCGTCTAAGGCGTGGTTTGCACAGCCGCCGCTGTCTGGTCCGACTCCTTTGACTATTACGGATGAGGGTCAAGTTTATGGCCACATTGCGGCGTGGGACATGGACCACATTGGTATGTCTTTTGGTACGCGGCCTCCTCGTTCTCGTAGCGGTTATAAGTACTTCAATACTGGAGTTCTTCGCACTGAAGAGGGCGGCGATATTGCTGTAGGCCAGCTTACGTTGGCTGGCGGGCATGCGGATATTATGGCGAGTGCCGCGCAGGCTGCTCAGCATTACGATAATACTGCTAGTGCTATTGCTGATGTGCATGCTGGCGAGGATGATTTTGGTATTTGGGTTGCTGGGGCGTTGCGTCCTGGTACGACTCCTGAGCAGATTCGCGTGTTGCGTGCTTCTGCTCCGTCGGGCGATTGGCGTCCGATTAACAATTCGTTGGAGCTTGTTGCGGTTTGTCAGGTAAATGTTCCTGGGTTCCCGGTTGCGCGTGCTCGTGTTGCTTCTGGTCAGGTTATGGCGTTGGTTGCTGCTGGTGCGGCGACGTTGGCGAAGTTGAAGAGCGATCCGTTGAAGGAACTTTCGGGTCGTTTGGAAATGTTGGAACACTTTACGAACAGTGAACTTGCGGCTCAGGCTACGTCTTTGAGGGCTCGTATGGCTCCGGCTCGTGCTGCTCGTGATGCGCTTCTTTCTGCTAAGGCTGAGAGCCTTGTGGAACGGTTTGCATCACTTTCTAATGGTGCGTATACTACGCCTGCGAAGCGTGCGGAGCTTGTTGCTACGGTTGCGTCTTTGCGTGCTCGGGTTGCTGCTGGTGCGGAGAAGAAAGAGGAGCGACTTCGTAAAATGGCGGAGGAGATTGCGGATACTACGCCGACTCCTGCTGTTGAATCTGACGTTGAAACTGAAGTTGAGACTGCTGATGAGCCGGAAGAGGGGCGCTTTACGCCGGATACGCAACCTCGTGATTCACAGGGGCGTTTCCGCGACATTCTTGCTCGTTTGAAGAAAAACCTAGGTGTTTCCGGTAACCAGGATGCTATTAATCAGATTGCGGAGACCGAAAAGCTTCTCGGCAACTCGGGCGACTATGAGCAGGCGACAGAGTCTGCAAACAAACTAATTAGCACGATTGATAGTTTGGATGACGGCGCGCTTAATGCTGATTCAATTGTAAACGTTCGCAGTGCGACGACAGATTTGGGTCGAACAATTGCGAACTTGCCTTTGCCGTTTAGCAATCAGGCGCAGAAAGTTAAGTTTAGCGATTTGCCTCCTCGTTTGCAGGAATTGACTCAAGAGTTTATCGAACGTGTAGAAGATAAAATTGGTACGGATGAGTCGCGTGAAGCTACTCAGAAGTTGCGTAGTTTTATGTCTGGCGGAGATATGTTTAATCAGGCAGAAGTTTCTGCAGAATTAAACAAATTGTTACGGCTCCTAACGTAACATTTATGCAATAATAGTTAATGGGTCGAGTGCCTGTACGAATTTCTTCGTGTAAGTCCCTTGCCTCAGATTCCCCAATCACGAACGACTGAATCGTTCAGTCGAACTAACTGGCCCGGAGGAGGTACAGTGGATACCATCAAGTCGCAACTTGACCAGCTTTCTGATCTTAATGACGAACAAGTCACGGAGCTTCAGAATAGCATTGTCAGCGAATTTGAATCGGTTGAGGGCGAAGCCCCCACTTCCACGACAGTAGAGTCTATGACTCAGCTAGCTGACATGCTAGACACCGTTCGCGGTGAGGTCTCACGCCGTGCGGCAGAAGCTGAAGAGCTTTCTGCACGTGCAGCAGAGGCAGCATCACGAGTGTACGGTGCTGAGGACATGGATGAGCCTATGGAAGAGGTGACTGAAGACGACTCTGAGAAGGAGATGTCGGAGGACACCGAAGCCGAGGTTCCTGCTGAAGAGGAAGAAGAAAAAGCAGAGTTCTCCGTTGAAACCCCGCAGGTTGTTGATGCTGAGGTTTCGCAGGAGTTTGCAGTCGAAGAGGCACCCGTCTCTGAGGTTGCAGATGATTCTGCTGAGTTCGGCGCAGGGAAGGAGTCTTACATTGAAGAAATGGAAGCTTCCGCCCCTATGGACGAGCCTGCCGATGACGCACCTGTGACCGTTGAAGACGAAGACGAAGCATCTGTCGAGTCTGCGGAAACATTCTCCGAAGTTGAGGAAACAGCAGAAGCTGCTACTGAGACAGCGGACGAGGCAGAAGCCTCAAACATCGAAGAAACAAATATTGCGCCAGAGGCGCAGGAAGAGGCACCAGTGACCGCCGCAGCAGACGGAGTTTTCGAGGCTCCCGCTGACCGTCGCCCTGTAGCCAAAGTAGTCGAGGCTCCCGTCGCAATTACGGCTGGCGCTGACATTCCTGGTTACACCGCAGGCAGCACCCTATCCAACACTCACGAAGTTGCCGAGGCTTTCTCGAAGCGACTTCACGCTCTTCGCCGTGTCAACGGTGGAGATGGGGAACAGCACATTGTTGCATCGTTCTCCACCGAGTATCCTGAAAGCCGAGTTCTTAACACTGACAGTGACATGAACTCGCGCAAGATTGATGCTGTTGTCGGCCCCGAGGCGCTTGTTGCTTCTGGTGGCTACCGTACGCCGCTGCCTGTCAACTATGACATTTTCGGTTTTGGTACTGACGCTCGTCCCGTCAAGGAGAGCCTGCCTAAGTTCCAGGCCGACCGTGGTGGCATGCGTTTCATTGCCCCGCCTGTGCTGACCGACTATGTCGCTGCAACTGGCGTGTGGACCAATGCCAATGACATCACTGCTGCCGCACCGGGTCTCGTTAAGAACGAGCTTGTTGTTGCAGGTGCTGTTGAGCGCGAAGCCCTTCTCGATGCTGTGACTCTGCAGCTTCAGTATGGCAACCTTCTCGCCCGTGCATACCCGGAGCTTGTTGCTCGTCACAACGAGCTTGGCTTCATCCAGCACGCGCGTCTTGCTGAGCTTACTCTGCTCGCCAAGATGAACGCCGCGTCGACTGCTGTCACCACGACTTCAGTTATTGGATTCGCTCGGGACTTCCTGGTCCAGGTCAAGCGTGCCGCTGCTGCATACCGTAGCCGCCACCGCATTGACCCTCGCACCCAGCTTCGCTCGATTGTGCCCGCTTGGGTGTATGAAGCAATGGCTGCTGACCTGGCGCTTGCTATGCCTGGCGACAACCAGCTCGGTGTTACTGAGAACAACATCAATGGCTACCTGGCTTCGAGCAACGTCACCATGACGGCTACGCTCGACGGGAACGCTTTTGGTGCTCAGGCTACCGGTGCACTTGCTGAGTTCCCTGACACGTTCACGTGGCTCCTCTTTGCTGAGGGTAGCTTCTTGTTCCTTGATGGTGGAACTCTGGACCTGGGTATCATTCGTGATTCAGGTCTGGTTGGTACGAACGACTACAAGATGTTTGTGGAGACCTTCGAGGGTCTTGCATTCGTCGGTATTGAGTCGCTTTCGATCACGTCGACTATCAATGTCAACGGTTCTGCTGCTGCTCTCCGCGACACTCTCGGTGGCGTGGCTCCGTCAGTGGTTGAGTACTAAGCACTAAGCACTAAGCACTAAGTATTATTTAGCACATCCAGAAGCCCTGAGGAGATAAGAAAATGGCCCGCATCGTAAGAGGCGAACATTCAGCACCAGTAGTGGTGCCTATCTCTGAGGGGCTTCTGGGTGTTGCTAAAGTTACAGAGCACTCACGTCGCGCATCGGATGAGTTGTGGCTTCAGGGCTACTCGATTGAAAACTCGTCGTACCCTCTCGTTCGCATTGTTGGCGAAGACGGTGTTGCAGATAGTACCGTATCAGGTGTTGTTATGCCTGCACCGTTTTTTGCTGGTGAAACGTTCTTTATTGAAGTTGAACTGCGTTCGTCCGGGTTGGGTCTTGTATCTGAGGACCTTCCGGCAGAGATTCTTACTCAAATTGAAACGGCAACTCAGAAAGCTGTCGAGTTCGAATTGTGGGAAGGCTCAAATTACAGCGGCACTGACGCACTTTTTTTCCGCAAAAATTCTGGCATTAACGCAAACGTTGTAACCTCCGGTGGCGTTGATGCCGCTGTTGCTTTGGCTCGTCTAGAGCAAAGCATCGCACTGTCGCCGTCCGGCGGGCAGGGTGTTTTGCACATGACCCGCGACGTGGCTTCTACTCTTGGTAATCGTCTTTTGTATAAAGACGGCTACATTTGCACTATTCTTGGCACGCATGTTGTTGTAGGTAGCGGGTATACCGGAAACGGTAAGACAGGCGCTACGGGCACCGCTGCTACGGCAACTAACAAGTGGATGTTTGTTACAGGTGGCATTGAAGTTCACCTGGGCGCTCCTGAAATTGTCAACACTAGGCCTCAAGATGGTTTTGACACGACCACTAACGACATTGTTGTCCGAGTTCACCGTCCTGCTTCTGTCCATTTTGACCCGTCTATTTTTGCTGCAGCGCAAGTCACTTTGCCTGCGTAGCGTAAAATAGATATTAACACCAACCCAACTCAAACACGAGGAGAAAGCTATGGCTACGCAAGAATTCGCCGCCAGCATCCAGGGTGTGGCTATTCGTGTCACACGCTTGGACGCTCTAGGCAACCTACTAAATGGTCCAGGTGATAGTTACACTACGTCAGCGTTTTTGCGTGTGTCGTTCACTCCGGAGTATGAAGAGGGCGATGAGATTACGGAGAAGTCCGCTAGCGGTGCTATCTGCGTAAGCTACAAAGCTCCTGACACGCTCAAGCGTATTACTATGGAGCTTGCAATTTGTGAGCCGGACCCTGAGCTAACTAACCTGCTCTCAGGTGGTCTGCTTCTGTCGAAGAACCTGGGAACGCTCGGTACTCCGAACAACACCAGCATCGGTTGGGCTGCTCCTGCTGTCGGGGATGACCCTTCAGGTAACGGTGTTGCTATTGAGTGCTGGTCTTTGGCCATTACTGACGGCAAGAAAGCCGCTATCCTGCCCTTCTTCCACTGGATCTTCCCGTTTGTGAAGCTTCGTCAGTCCGGAGACCGCGTTATTGAGAACGGGCTTCTCGCTAACACATTTGAGGGCTTTGGTCTCGGGAATGCGGCGTTTGGTGCGGGTCTTGATGGCCGCTGGGAGTTCCCAGTTGCTTCTGACCGTCCATTTGCTTACGCTCGGGCCAGCTATGCACCTAGCCGCAGTCTTCGTGGGTTCTACACGTGGAACGGTATCTTGAATGCTTCGGTCACTAACCAGGCTGTTTCCTCTAACGTGGCCACGTTGACCACGTCAGCTAGCCACGAGTTTGCAGTTGGGGATCCTGTTACGATTTCGGGTGTGAGCCCTGATCTTGACGGTGCTGCTGTAATTTCAGCGGTTACTGCTGACACGTTCTCGTTTGCTCGCACTACTGCAAACGTCACCTCTAGCGCAGTCTCGCCTACCGGCGTTGCTGTTGTTCCGCCGGGAGCACGACAGGTTAATGAACTGCCAAATGGTCTTCTGGCTACTACGTTTAACGTTCCGGGTAACGTCAACCACGACGATACTCTAGCGTCCGACTATGTGATTGACTCGCTGTCTAACCCGACGCTTTAAGACGAGTAATAGTAAAGTGGTGTGCTGCTTCGTGCGGTGCACCACTTTACTTTTTATATAAGGAGATATTATGCCTGTTCGGTGGATTACGGCAGATGAACTGCCAGATGATCTAGTAGGTACTGAGTTTGCTCAGGAAGCCGTAGATTCTGCATCTTATCTTTTGTGGGCAATGTCGGGCCGTAAATATCATGGCGTTGAGACTGTCACGGAACAGTATCTTATGCACACGTCTATAGAAGATTTGCGTGTCATTCAGAGTCCTTTGCTTGTTCGAGATTTGCGTACAGTTTCTACGTCTTTGCCTGGAATTTATCCTGAGCGTACGCGTTTGCGTTTGCGTGGGATGCCTGTACTGTCTGTGGATCTTATTCGTAAAGCGGACAGCGGCGAGGTTGTGTCTGCTGATGACTATTATTTGGAAGAGCATTCTGTTCTTGTTTTCAAATATCATGTCAGTGAAGACATTCTTATTACTTACACGTTTGGCAGTGCACCGCCTGCTATTGGTCGTATGGCTGCTCGCCATTTGGCTGCTGAGTTTGCACGTTTGTGGGGTGGACTTGAGGAGGAGTGTGGTCTACCAGACCGCGTAACTTCGGTTAGTCGTCAGGGTATGACGTACACTATTTTGGACAACCAAGACTTTATTCAGGAGCTTCGCACGGGTGTTTACTTTGTTGACTTGTTCCTTAAGACAGTAAATCCGGCGGGGGCGCGTCAGCGGTCGAGAGTGTTCTCTCCTGATGTTCCGCGTGGCAAACGTCATAACGCTAAAGCTCTTCAACTGCCTGTTACGACTTTTGACATTGCTGTTAGTGTTTCTGATCCTGTTTCGTACTCGTTTTTGCTGTCTGCGGCGGGGGCAACGTTCTTGTCTTCTGAGCCGGGATGGTCTCTTGTTTTCACGGCGCGCAGTTACGCGGGTACGAGAAGCGTAATTTTGCCTGGCCCAGCCGGAGCAGTGGTGGCGGGTTCGGCTATAATTGGAACTATCTACTATGAAGATGTTGTCAAAACTCTTGGCACGGTAGACCCAGGAACTTGGGACATTTACGCTGAACGTGCTGGGGTTGTTGCGTATGTTGCAACGGGTAATCTCCGCATTTTGTTAACCTAAGGAGAACACAATGAGTATGACTAACTTCCGCGCTGTTGATATGCCGGGAAACGCGAATAAGCCTGCTGCTGAGCCGGAGAAGAAGTCTGCTGCCAAAAAGCCTGCTGCTGCAAAGAAGCCTGCTGCTGAAAAAGTAGAAGTAGAAGTAGAAGCAAAAGCTGAAGAGGTAGTAGTCGAAGAAGAGGTAGTGCTTGAAGACGCCAAGCCTACTCCTAAGGGTAAGAAGTAGTCATGGTTAGGAGCGTCTCCGACCTTCAGGTTAGTGATGACGCAAAGAGTCTTTTGTCTCTTCTTAACAACATACTAGAGACGACAGTAGACATTTTTGGGTCCGCACGTATGCCAATCCCAGCTAAACAGTTTTGGACGGTCGGAGAGGCCGTGTACGACTGTGAGCAGGTCTCTGTCACTCTAGGTCAAGTCTACCTTGGCAGGCCCGGTGACGAGGCTACAGAGCCGCGTCAGTGCTCTGATCCTCGCAGTGCTGTTGTTGACATTGCTATTGTCCGTTGTGTACCTGTTGGGGTGAACGGCAAGCCTCCTACGGCGCAGAAAATTCAGCAGGGTGCTGAAATGTCAGCAGTTGATGCGTATCTTCTTTTGAACTCTTTGAGCCAATATGATAATTGGGCGGATCAACACCGGGGGCTTGGTGTCATTGCTACGGTTTCTGTGCCGCCGCCGTCTGGTGGTATGCAGGCTATTGTGATGACTTTGACGGTTGCAATTCCATAATGGCAAATAACTTTAGCTTTAACGTAGATCAGACGCTTCTAGATTATACGTTTAACAACGTAAACGGTTTAGTGGGCCGCGAATTTAAGCGTAGAGGGCGCAGAGCCACCCGTGCGGCAAAACGGCAAGTTGGCGTAGACACTGGTCAGCTACGTCGATCCATTAAGATGACTCACTATCGAGCGGGAATGTTTCAAGTAATTAAAATTGGAGCGAACTCTCCGCACGCCATGGTGCACCACCAAGGCACTAGACCGCACCTTATTCGTGGTAAAGATCAACAAATGTTGCGGTTTAAAAAAGGCAGTCGAATTATCTACACTCGGCAGGTTATGCACCCCGGTACGAAAGCAAATAAATACCTTACGGATCAATTCAAATTCTTTTTGGTATAGTTAACCGTACCGTTCACACGACAACAAACAAAGGAATACAATGACTAAAGCAACACGTTTCCGCGATTTCGGCTCTGGCCGTATCGACAACGAAGTTGAACCTATCACGTTTGCACTCTACGGTGAAACTTTCACCTGCGTGCGCATGATCCCCGGTAAACTTCTTCTTGATCTTGTAGCCGACTCTCAGTCGGAAGATGCTGCAAAATCTGCTGGAATTATCACTAAGTTTTTTACACGAGTACTTAACAAGGAAAGCCGTGAGCGGTTTGACATTCTCCTAGAGGATACTGACCGTATTGTTGACGTTGAGACGTTGGCCGAGATTACAGGCTGGCTTGTAGAGGAGTTCACGAACCGCCCGGAAGCGCAGTCCGAGGCCTCATAAGCTGGGCTCTTGACGTGTGGCCTTATGTCAACGGCAAGGCTACATTTCAGGGTGTTGATTTAGAGAGCCTCGATGGGCCAGTGATGGTCGATGTTGTGCATTACATTTTTGAGGACGACCATGCTTATGTATCTCAGGAGAGCATGGAAGCGCAGTCAAGTTTAAGAGTTAACTTGTACAGAACACTGTACAATAAAGAGTATAAGTACGCAGTGAAAAGCCAATCCAAACAGCAGGGGGCTTACGCACAAGATTTTGACTTCGATTATGGGCCAGAAGATGACGGTTTGGTTACGCCTTTCTCTCCTAAAGAGAAAGAACCAACTAAGCCGTACGTCCCACCAACGCCTTTTAATCCAAATTCTGCCGATCCGTTTGGTGGAGTTCTCAGCCCCCCGCTAAAGTAGCATTGGAGATGAAGTGGCCGTTATAGGTTCTGCTGACATCATTGTTCGGGCTGTTACTCGGGATGTTTCTCGCGACATTCAGCGGGGCTTTCGTGGTGCGCCAAGCCAAGGTCGAAAAATTGGTGATACGTTTGGTAAAGCTTTTTCTCGGGGGTTCAATCAGCCGGGGTTGACAAGCTCGTTTGATAAGTTGCGGGCTGGAATTAAATCTGCTCAGCCTGGCGCAGACGCTGCTCGTGCTGCGTTTCAGAGATTAAACCGTACAGGTGTAGTTTTGGGTACGTCTATTGCAGTCATACTTTCCGGTGTTTTTAGTCTCATTGGCGGGTTAGGTGCACTGGTTGGTTCTGCTGGTGGCGCGGCTGCTTCTATTGCGGTGTTGGGTGGTGTTTTCTCCGGGTTCGCACTCGCACTAATTTCGGCACGTCTTGCTCTGTCGGGTGTTGGCCGCGCTTTGGGTCTGCTGAACAGGCAAAACGCTGGTGGCGGCGCAGCGGCAGGGCCGTCTCCGGCTGCTATTGCTGCAGCGGCAGCAGCACGTGAGGCTGCTGCTCGTAGGGTTGCTGAGGCGGAAAGAGCCCTTGCTCGGGTAATTGAACGTAACCGCGAAGATTTGATAGATGCGAACAATGATGTTCGTCAGTCTCAACTAGATTTGAATGCGGCTCTCCGTGAGGGCCGTGAGGAGCTTCAGCAGCTTGGGTTTAGTGCTGAAGAGGCGGCGCTGGCTGAGGGCCGTGCTGCTATTGAATTGGAACGTGCACGAGAGACTTTGGCTCGTGTGCAGGATTTGCCGCCGAATAGTCGTATTCGCCGTGAGGCTGAGTTGGCATTTCAGGAGGCGGAGCTTAATCTTCGTCAGGCGCGAGATCGTGCTACTGATTTGGGTGCAGAGCAGGATCGTCTTGCTCGTACGGGTGTTGCTGGTACGCAGGTTGTTATTGATGCGACTAATGCGCTTGCTCGTGCGGAGCAGGATCGTGCGCGTACCGTTCGGGACGGTCTTCGAGATGAGGCTAGTGCGCAGGAAGATATTGCGGATGCTAGGCGGAATGCGCTCACTGCAGGGCAGGGAGATGCGGGCGGGGCTGCTGGTGGGGGCGGGGCGGATCCGTTTGCGGGTCTGAACCAGGCACAAATTGATTTCGTAAGGTTCCTTGCAAGTCTTAAGCCGCAGCTTGACGAGTTGAAGCGTATTGCGGCTGAAGCGTTCTTGCCGCTTCTTACTATAGCTATTCGAAACTTGTCCGAAAACGCTTTTGACACTATTGCGGTTGGTATTGGACAGGTTGCTACTGCCCTAGGCGAAGCATCAATTAAAATTTCTGAAACAATTACTGAAGCTGAAAACCTTCGAGACCTGGCAGATCTATTTACTATATCTGCTGATGTTATTCGAGGTTTTGGCGTAATCATTTCTAATGTTTTTGACTCTTTCCTCTCGATTGTCTCCGCTTCTGCCCCTATCACTCGTGATTTTATTGGTTTCTTAGAATCCAAGACAGGTGCTTTTGCAAAGTTTCTAGATGTTAAGCAGGCCTCGGGGGAGCTAGAAACATTCTTTAACCGGTCTGGCGAGATCGCTGCGCAGTTTGGTCGCATTTTTGGTAACATTTTTGGTGGCTTTGGTGCAGTTATCGGAGCCAACTTTGCTCCGGGCTCTGGCGGTGACATGTTTCTTACTTTTCTTGAAACGGCAACACAAAAATTTGCAGACTTAGACTCGTCTCCTGCAAAAGCTGACAAGCTTAAGCAGTATTTCATTGACGTTTCTATTAATGCACAAAAGATTTTGTCTTCCATTGGCGCGCTGATTACAGAGTTTAACACTCTTGGGGCCAATCAGAATATTGGTAAAACGTTTGACATTCTTGCTGAGGGTGCGCCTAATATTGGTAAAATTGCTACTGCTGCTGTTGAGGCTGGTCCTGCTTTTGCTGATCTAGTTGTTTCTGTTACTGATTTGTTTGCTGGTTTTGCTGGAGATCCTGGTTTTGCAATTTCGTTCTTCGAAACGCTTGGGACTATTGTTCAAACAGTGGCTGATGTTATCAATTCAGATATTAGTCAGTCAATTCTTAGAGTTACAGGCCCGATTCTTGGTTTCCTTAGTGCTTTTGGTTTTGTCGGTGGAATTCTTACTATTGCTATAAACGTTTTGGCTGGTGCTTTTGGTTCTTTTCTTGTAGCACTTACTAATGTAAAGAAAGCATTTGGTGCTTTAAAGTTTGCTGGTAGTCTAGTTCTAGGATTTTTTAAGCTTTTCTCTATTGCAAGCCTTAAGTCTATTGCTGAGTCAATTATTCTTAGAGGTATGTACGCTAAAGACGCTATTGTCAAAGGAGCGTTGGCGATAAAAACTGGTGCCCTAACGGTAGCCACTGTAGCGCAAACTGCAGCTACAAAACTAGGGACCATTGCTACGACAGTGGGGACCGGCGCTGCTAAGTTGTTTGGTGCTGCAATGAAGACTTCTCTAGGACCAATCGGTCTAATTATCACAATAATTGCTGCACTCGTTGCTGGCCTTATTTACTTCTTCACCCAAACGGAGCTAGGTAAAGAAATTTGGGCAAACGTTACACAGTTCCTTAGCGATGCTTTTGCTAACACGGTAGCATTTCTCACAGACGCTCTAACAAACATTAGTAATTTCTTTACTGACACGTGGACTAACATTAAGACTTTCTTGTCTGGA